GTGATATTGTTTACACATACAAGCATGATCCACAATCTATTCAGGGAGATGGACCTAAGACAACCATTGCGTCTGCTGTAGGTATATCTGATAGCAGTATGAAGGTTACATCAAACTATCTTAAGTTTGTTACTGGAGATCTTATTGCTATTTACAGTGGAACAGCTGCAATTGAGATAGCACAGATTACTTCTGCTTCAACTTTATCTGGTAGTGATCAGGTATTGAATTTTGCTACTAACACTGCTTATCCTAATGGTGGTCGTGGATCTTCTTCTAATAAGATAGAAGGAACAGTAGCACAAGCATGGACTGTTGGTGCTGATGTTGTTAAGATCAATAAGTATGCAATAACCACCACGTTAATGCATGATATCCCTGCAACACGTTCAGCAAGAGAAGCAGCGATTGTAGCGAGATCACCTAACACATATGATCGTAGACTTGAGATTGGACTCAATAATGCTGATCTAATTCAACCAAAACTTGATTATATTCAATATGTAAGAATTGGTGAAGAGTGGTTCTTACCTGATAGTGTTCATGGTGGTGCTGGTTGGAGTGGTACTGCTGGACTTGATGCTGAATATGCTATCAAGATGCCTAAGAGTTTCAGAAATCCAAATACTCAAGGCACAGCATCAATAGATCTATATGGTGGTGGTAAGATTTCTAATCATGGTGATGTAGAGATTACTAGTGGTAATCTTAGAATCTATGGTTCTGATGGAGTTACTCCTGTATTCTCAGTTGCAAATGATGATGGTCACCTCGGTGATGGTTCTGTTGAAGATACTATCTTCAAGACTACTGGTATGCAACTCTATGGTCCTGGAACTATTCATGGTAACCTTGAAGTTAAGTCTAAAGATTGTCAGTCATTTGGTGATTGTATTGGTGATACAACCTTTAAGGTTAATAACCTCACTGGTGATACTGAAATTGGTCAGAAGTTCTATCAGAAAGGAAAAATTTCTGCCACAGAAATTGCTTCTGAAAGTATTTTCCATATAGATAATCTTGGTGCTTCTGGATCAGCAAAACCAAAAGACTTTAAGATCTATCAGAACAACGCTATTGATTCATTTGGTATTGAGAAATACTGGACAGGAAATGGTGGTAGAAGACATACATATGTTGCATATGATCCTACCACAGGTATTGGACAGCAAGTTGCTAATCCACTAGAGTGTAATAATAATTATCTTATTAATGCATCTTCTGGTGCTAACATGGTTCTTTACTTACCTAGTGATGCACAGACTGGTGATATGATTAGATTTACTGAACTTAGCGGTAACTTGACATATAATACAAGTTTGATTCTTAGAGCACTTAAGATCTCTAATGTTGCTACGGCAATTCAGGGTGATACTATTGGAACTAAGATAAAGGAAGGATCTGGTCAAACAAATAATACAACATGGGATTCAGGTGAATTGGTTATTCAGACACGCAATGCATCATTCGGACTAGTATTTGCTGGTACGGTTGACATTGAGGGATCACCAAACGCACAAACAATACCACCTTCGTTAAGAGGATGGTGGCTAATGGAGTTATAATCAAATGGCAACATATTACAGTTCTGTTAAGAGTATGAAGACTGCCAAGGTAGGAACTATCTTACCTTGGGGTGGTGATGGAGGCAATGGATTTCTTGCTTCTAATATTCCTAAAGGATGGATTGTGTGTGATGGTGATACAGTCGCTGCTTCTGAATATCCATTGTTAGCATCTATATTAGGTGACACTTATGGTGGTGATATGACTAATTCTTCTGGTGGTCATTATACATTCCCATATGTTGATCCTATTGATGGTTCAAATACTGCAACATTTAGATTGCCTAATTTATCAAATAGATTGATGGTTGATTTAGAACCAACCCATACAGATGACCCTAAGTATGAACAAAACCAACCAGGTTGGAAAGATGTTGTTATTGATAATACAGGAAAGAAAATTGGTGCATTAATTGATGCATATGGAGAAACTGCTGCTAGTGTTATAAAGACATCATGGTCTGCTAATGCTGATATAGATTTTAGTTTAAATCTTAGTGGTAATCTATATCTTAAGTTTACTAATATGACTCTGACTGCTCCTGATTTCTTGGAGACAATATACACACTTAATCGTAAATTGGGTGTTAATCATACACCATCACACGGTCATACTGATCAGGTTCCATCTGTTCAAGATGATCAGAAAGGTGCAATGGTATTCCAGACTGATGCTGGTATTGAAATGGATGGAGATACAGGATATGGTAACGGTTGTAATTCTAGAATTACACCATATCAATGTAAATTTAAGCAAGCTAATCCACATAGTTGGCAGAACGGTTCTGTTGCTATGTCATATCATGGTAATAGTGAATATGAACATACACTTCCTTATACTGGATCGTTTATGGAATTTACCACTGATGGTGTGAATGCTGGTAAGAATTATTGGGATACAGTTCCTGCTGGTGCTAGTAACTGGAGAGGTGCTGAAAGAGGTGCTGGACCTAAAACACAAGCATATACACAAACAATTCCATCAATGGAAGCCACTGATCAGATTCTTGATACAGTACCAGTAGATACTCACGCACAACCTGCATTTAAAGGTATGTTCCCTAGACCTATGACTAATAGGAATAGGCCAAATTTCTATGGTTATACACCTTTGGGTGGTACTACTCCAGTTAGGGCAGATGGATTAAAAGATTCTCCTGAAGATAGAACAGCAAAGGTAGTTCCTAATTGTACTATAACCGAAAATTCAACTGAAATTATATTACCTGATGGTACTGATCTTAGTCAACAGTATGGTAGTGGTAGTGATACATGGAAGCAATGGGATTTAATACGTCCTTTAATGTATGTTACTACAACTACTACAAGTGATAAGTATAAGTGGATACCTGAAGGAACATATGTTCAGTCTATTGAATGGGTAAAGGATGCTAATAATACAGCAGCAGGTGGTAATTATAAAATAAGATTGAATCAGAACATGGGTGGTGGTCAAACTGATACTCCAGCTGGATGGGGAACAGTAACTACTTCACTTACTTTTAGAGATGGTACTTGGCCTACCTCAATGAATCAAGGTGCTGAAAATAAAAATCCATTAGAACAACAGTTTAGAGCACATAATCATGGTGGGTTTGAAATTGCTCAGACTCTTGGTACTATGGTAGGACCACCATCACATACAGCATCTAATGCTGACGGTTCATCTTTACAAGCAGAAAGTATTGAAAATGCATTAAATATAGCAGTAGATACTACTCAACCTTCGTTAACAATGACGTTCATTATCAAGGCATACTAATGGCAGTAATATACAACAAGGAAAGAGCAAAATATGGACATTTGACAGGTCAGGTTATTAATTGGCCAGTAACTTATAATGGAATACCAGATGATGCATCAAGTAAAAAAGTATTACCAGCAGGTTATTTGAAGTGTGATGGGTCAATATATTTTGCATCAGATTATCCTCAACTAGCTGCTATATTAGGTACAGGAACTAATAATAAATTTATTAGAAAAAATTTAGATGGTACTGATGTTGATAATATTAATGATAATCAATTTAAGGTTCCTGATTTAGGTTCTAAGTATCCTGAACCTACATCAGGTGCTAATGCTGGTGTTTATAATAATATAAGAAAAGTTGATGATACAACTAATCAAGAAAAGAGTAGATCGGGAGTAGGTATAGATTCTGAAGCAGCGATTGGTACTACTAGTGTTAGAGTATCATATACAGGAAGTATTAATGTTCCTAGTCAGGAGGTTGAGCTTAGAGGAAAACCTGGATGGAATTATGCTGGAGCATCTCACTATACTGAATCAGAAGGTCCAGAAGAGAATGCTATACATCCACATGTACACTTTAGTGGTACTAACAGATCTAGATTAAGAGCACAACCAACACAATTAGAAACAGATAATGATCATCCTAGTCCAAGAGGAAGAACTGGATTGCAGAATGGATCAACAATTGCTTTACAAGATTGGTTAAACCATACATTATATGATAATAATGCTGCTATTAACTATACTGGTCCAAATACTCATAGTCCTAACCCACCTGGAAGTGGACAACAACCATGTAATGCTTTAGATAACTGGGATCCAAACAACCCACCACCAGGACAAGGTCCGCTTTTTGCTGGTGGTTGGGGAGTACAAACTGGTTATGCTGGTGGTTGTATTGATCATGAAAATAATGGTATCTATCAGGTTGGATCTAGTGAAGGATTTGAATTTGGTTGTCTTAATAATACACCATATATGGTTGCTGGAGGAGAATTAGTTGGATCTCCTGATCGTGTTAATGTTACCAAATATAGGAATACATGGGGATACCCTATTATTGGATGTACTAGTGAAGGTTCTTGGACGACTCTAGGTACAGCTTCTAATTTTAATGCAATAGATACTGCTGTAAGTGTTCCAGCAACATATGTCTCAGGTGTTGCTGGTATGCCAGTAGATTGGAATAATGCACAATTAACAGACGTTGTTCCTTTACAATCTAATGAATCTGCTGTTAGTACTACTGCTATAACAGATGTTAATAATGAAGAGACAGATACTGCTGATATTCCAATTCAAGCAGGTGTTATTCCTACCCTACATAGTCATAGGGTTAGACTAGAAAAAGGAGATCATGACTATAAAGTCAAGACTAATGCAATCTCAATTGATCCAGAGAATTTAGAAACAACATTTGATATTGGAGTGGATAAATCTATATCAATTGATTCTGCATGTCAACCCTTCATTGTAATGGAGTATTTAATCAAGATCTAATCATGGTACAGAGTTATAGGAATACAAGAAGAGGATATTATACTGATTATTATCAGGATACTACACCTGTTGGTTCTATAGTACCTAATTTAAAAACAGGTGCTAATTCATATGACCATAGTTTTATTAATAAAGCAACTAATCCTCATAAATTAGATGAGATTGCTGGTAATGCGTATCAGTTAGGTGATGATCCAGCTTATACACATGAGGGATACTTATATTGCGATGGAACAGAGTATAATATTAAAGATTATCCATCACTATTTGAAATAATTGGAGTTAATTATGGTGGAAGAGTAAGTAGTGGTATTGATGTAACTGCTCCTGGATCTGGGTATACAACAACTTCTGTTGTAACCATATCAGCTCCCCCTGCTGGTGGAACACAAGCAACTGCACGAATTGGATCAGTTAATGGTACTGGTGGTATTTTAACAGTAGATGTTTTAATTCCAGGGTCAGGATATACCTCTACACCAACTGTCACAGTAGCAGATGGAACTGGTGCTACATTTGTTGTTAGGTTAAGTAGTACTGGAATGATTCAAAGTATTAATACTTCTAATATATGGGAGAATTATGGAGATCAATATCTAGGTACATTTAAAGTTCCTGATACTGTTACTAAAAAGATTGTTGGTA